CAAAAGTGTTGTTTCTGTTTTTCTCAAACTATCATCGTTATCCCTTTATTTCCGGCTGCGCATGGCGTGGCCTTTTTTTACGACCAGCCACTGGCAGATGGCCATCCTGTAATTTGATTCCGGTTCCGGCTTTTTAACTCTGTTCCTGTACACGGGAGAAATTCGATGTCGATTAAACATTATGATGTTGTCAGGGCGGCGTCGCCGTCAGACCTTGCGGAAAAGCTGACACAAAAACTGAAGGAGGGGTGGCAGCCATTTGGCAGCCCGGTGGCCATCACGCCTTATACTCTGATGCAGGCCATTGCGGCGGAAGGTGATGTCACCACACCTGTGTTGGTGAAGCCGTCGGATGGAGAAGGCACAGTAATCAGCGCCACCAGAGACCCGGAGTATTACTTTGTTGTGGTTCTGGCGGGGCAGTCAAACAGCATGGCATATGGTGAAGGCCTTCCGCTGCCGGAGACATATGACCGTCCGGACCCGCGCATTAAGCAGCTGGCGCGTCGCAGTACGGTGACACCGGGCGGTGTCGCCTGTAAATATAACGACATCATTCCGGCGGACCATTGTCTGCATGATGTGCAGGACATGAGCCGCCTTAACCATCCGAAAGCGGACCTGTCAAAGGGGCAGTACGGAACCGTGGGGCAAGGGCTGCATATCGCCAAAAAATTGCTGCCGTTTATACCGGCGAATGCGGGCATTCTGCTGGTTCCGTGCTGTCGTGGTGGTTCAGCGTTCACCACCGGAGCCGATGGCACATACAGTGACGCGAGTGGTGCCTCGGAGAATTCAACCCGCTGGGGTGTGGACAAGCCGCTGTATAAGGACCTTATCGGTCGAACAAAAGCAGCACTGAAGAAGAATCCGAAAAATGTGCTGTTTGCCGTGGTGTGGATGCAGGGGGAATTTGATTTTGGCGGTACGCCGGCAAATCACGCAGCACAGTTTGGTGCGCTGGTTGATAAATTCCGTGCAGACCTGGCGGATATGGCAGGTCAGTGCGTCGGTGGCTCTGCTGGCGGTGTTCCCTGGATCTGTGGAGATACGACGTATTTCTGGAAGCAGAAGAACGAATCCTCGTACCAGACGGTGTACGGCAGCTACAAAAACAAAACGGAAAAGAATATCCATTTCGTACCGTTCATGACCGATGAGAACGGGGTGAATGTGCCGACGAACAAACCGGAAGAAGACCCGGACATTCCGGGTATCGGATATTACGGTTCGAAATGGCGTGACAGCTCAGCCACCTGGACGTCACAGGACAGGGCGAGCCATTTCAGCGCCTGGGCACGCCGTGGGATTATTTCCGACCGTCTGGCAACGGCGATTTTGCGCCATGCGGGAAGAGTGGCGCTAAACGCGGGGGCATCATCGACAGTATCAGAGGTGCGCCCGTCATCGCCTTCCGGTGCAGAAGCCACAGGCGTCACAACACTGCTCTCTTACCTTGCCAGCGAGTCAGAGGGAAGCCTGAAAGTACAGGGATGGTCAGCCAGTGGCGGCAGGGCAGAAGTGGTCAGCGATGCGGAGGGAACCGGAGGTAAGGCAGTGAAGCTGACCAAGGAAGCCGGTAAAAGCAGCTGGGTGCTGGAGTACGCCGCGGGCAACGGTGCGGCTCTGTTACAGAAAGGGGGGCAGATTCGCTGCCGCTTTAAGGTTTCGGGAGCGCTGGCTGCGAACCAGTATGTTATGGCGTTTTACTGGCCGGTCTCTTCACTGCCACAGGGCGTTGCCCTGACCGGAGACGGGGGGAATAACCTGCTGGCAGCGTTCTACATCCAGACAGATGCAAAAGACCTGAATGTGATGTACCACAATGCGAAAGTGGCGACAAACAACCTGAAACTGGGAACCTTTGGCGCATTTGATAACGAATGGCATACGCTGGCTTTCCGCTTTGCCGGGAATAACAGCCTTCAGGTGACGCCGGTTATTGATGGTCAGGATGGCACACCGTTCACGCTGACGCAGTCACCGGTCAGTGCATTTGCGGCGGATAAACTGCATGTGACAGACATTACCAGGAATGCGACTTACCCGGTACTGATAGACAGCATTGTGGTGGAAGTGAACAGCACAGACACTGCGGCATGATAAAAAAACCGCCAGCGACAGGAATGGACGCTGGCGGTGGTGATACCTATGGAGAAAAAATAAAGGAACGATACTTTCGTACTCTGGTTTTTTAATGAAAACAGTTCTTATTGTCAACAATAACGGAAAGAAATTATGACATTTCTGAACCAGTTAATGCTGTACTTCTGTACGGTGGTCTGTGTGCTGTATCTCCTTTCGGGTGG